TGGGGCTTTTAACATCTCGAATAGTTCAAAGGAATAAAAGAATAGTAAAAAGAGAAAGCTCCGAAGATGAAAGCCGACAAGCATTTGGTTGTGATTATCAATACTCGTTCCCAGTATAATTGTTTAAAATTATCGAGAATAATTATACCACTGAATATACCAACTACTGAACCACCCAAATGTGCAACATGAGACGTGTTTGAATCGTTGAACGTTGAAGCCATAATTTCAATACAAAGGAAGCCAGACAATATGAAGATTCTTTCCCAACGTTTAACATAAGAATCCTTAATATCGTCCCAGTTTAGTATTAGATGTGCAACGTGGATTCCGAATAGCGAGTAAACTCCGGCAGAAGCACCTAGAACACGAGTATAAGGATTAAACAGAAAACAAAATATGGATCCACCTACCACACCAGAATTGTAGAGAATGAACGTTTTGAGACTTCCAAACATCAGTTCGATCGGAGTGCCAAAGATTAGTTGTAGAAACACATTTCCGGCCAAATGAGCGATACCCGCATGACATAATTGATATGAGAACATCATGTAAATATTTTTGCGGTTGTCTTTGCACTCCTCTGTAAAGACGCTGTAGAATAGTTCATTCGGGCATGCGGGGTAGGTTGTTAGTTTATCTTCTTTGTTTCTCTGAACAATAAAATACGTGAAGATACCTGACTGTAGTAAAGAAACGAGGATCATGAAGTATGGAACTTTAAAGCGAATCGTTTCGTTTGCTTCGATACAATTCGCACTGGATAAAATATGAAATTTTTTATTGATTTTAGTATTCGATAATTCAAAAACATCATTTTTTTGATGTTTTTCAAGATTTGAAATTTTGTATGTATCATTTTCGGCATCATATTCTTCTATTATGCCAAAAACGTTTTTCTTCACAAAAAATGAATCTGTATTAGAGACTTCTTCATTATTGATATAAAGTTTCAGACCTTCATTGTTGATAATTTTTACACTTGATCCGATAAGAAAAGACATTGTTACTGAACTTGTAAAATGTTATATCTTTATATGTCTTTAAATCAAACAAAAGTTAGGTGAAATCCATTCGTAAGATATACCCTCAATTCCTCTAAGTTTATCGTATGATATGCTTATATCAACTTCGTCATCAACGTTAAGGTAAAACGAATGATCTTCTATCAATATTTCATATGTATCGTCAGATTTGTAAATTTTAATGAGATCATCAATCTTTCTACTAACAATTGGGATTGAAACTCTCAGATTATCACTTTCTATACGAGCGCATCCATCGCATATATATAACAATCTACCTTTTAAACTAATATTCTCTTTACGAATCAAATCAATCACATCAAGCTTTGAATATAATAGCTTTTCTTTCAATTTAGATTTATTCAGGTTCAAAATATCTTCTAATTCTAAATTGATTTTAGGTTTTTTCTCCAAAATATTGAACAGCGCACGATGGACAATTTGATCCGCAAATCGACGCAAAGGTGACGTAAAATGTGTATATAGTTCAACATTTAAACCCTTATGATTGTTACTCTCACCTTCATGATAATGATAATAATTAACGGAACCATCATCAAAAGTCTTTCTAATCAAAGCATCTCCATTCAGCTTGTCAACGAGATATTCTGCAACATAAGAGTTTGCATGAACCATCAGTTTCTCAACAATTTCGTGAGAATCTACTACAACTTCACCGAAAATATCTTCGTAAGCTTTGACAAGTTTCACGAAATCAGCTGTATTCAAAGCGTTTTCATATGTATAGTTTTTATCAACTTTGATTATGGAACGAACAAGTCTTGTATTCTTTGCTTTTGAAAAGACAACAGAGAGAACATATCTTTCAGTCTTTTCGTTTAGAGAAGCACATTCAATTAGTTTGTCTGGAAGAAGATGAAGCGCATCCGTATTTCCATAAAACGAAGTGACTGTTTTTTTCACATATCCCTGTAGATCACCATCGATGAGTTTGGTCGGTGTTGAAATGTGAATCGCCAACTCTCCTGATTTTATGGAAACAGCGTCGTCAACATCCTTGCATCCTTGTGGATCTATAGAAAATGTCCGGTGCTTTCTCCAATCTTCATCATGAATTTCCCTAGATATATATTCATAATCGCGAAACTTCTTGAAAAGCTTGTTCCTCGTTCTTGGAATGTTTTTGAACATCAAAACACGCTCATATTGTTCCATGTCATCAACGTCACAAATCTTCTCGACTAAACTAGCGTTCAAGTTGTTGTCGAATTCAACAGTAACATATGCATCTTTATTCGATATCAATTTAGAAGCGACTTTCATTTTTGGAAACCGATTATCACATGGTCTAAATTGATATTTCTTCAGGCCCTTATTCGTTTTACCATACGTGATTTTTGAGGATAACATTAACTTTCCGGGAATCAATGTAAAATCTTTATCATACAATCCACCAATTACACAGGATTCCTCAATTATTCCCTTAAAACATGCACTGTTCTTAATGTATGAAGGAAGGTCGATCGTTTCATCATGTGTAAGATTGAACTTATCTTTTAGTATTACCGATTGATTCGGCGCAAAACTATTGTCGTCTTTACAAATGACCAAATATATGCTAACATTGTCAAGAATCCAAACATATTTTCGTTGATCCGTTATATCTAAAACGAATGCCATCTTACAATGTGTATAGTATATATATTATATTGTGATCCAAGTGTGATTCAGGTTTGAGACGTTTCGAAAGTCATTTTACATTTTTTCATGTATATTATGAAAAATGGTTAAAAATATGGCTTGAAAATTCAATTGTGTAACATAAAACGTCAAACATGTTTGACCCCAATGTTTTTGGAGAGCGCATTTTGCATTTCGAGACTGGTGAGCGTTGCTACGCTAACGCTGTCCCGGATATCAACAATACATGCCGTGTGCACCTTTACAAGTTACACGAGAGCGAAGATGACATTGACAATGATGGAGTTTGCATGAAGGTGCGAACGCATAATGATGAGTTTGCGTACATGAGCACTGTTCCTATCGTTTCCATTGGAAACGTTGATGAGTATTATGCAGGAACCGGATCGTCTTGTGATTTTAACGCAAATGGACGCATCATTAACATTCCTATCAATTAAATCTAACGATTTTTCCACCGGTTTTGGTGGTTTTTTTACTAATTTTTCAAATGAGAATACCATTCAGGTCGTTCTTTTCAACATGAACTTTTTTCTATAAATTAAGCATTTATAGCACGTGTAACAAGACCGTCTTCATCGTAAAAGATTCGAATCCGATATCTACGGCGATCACGAGTAACACGTGAACCATCAGGGAGTAAAATAATATCGTATTTTTTTCCTTTTGAGCTGAATTTTTTTAAACGCTCATATATTTTATCAGCCGGTTGTCCTTTCGCACCTCTTAAAACTGACATAAGAGATTTATCATCTTCATCATCATCTTCATCATCATCTTCATCATCACTATCGTAATCATTTAAATATTTAACAAAAATCAATATAAACGAGACTACACTCATTAATGTAAGAATTGCTATTATAACAACAATTGTTCTGTTTTCTGGATTGAATATATATTTACTTATAGACGACATTTACAATATACATATATTTTTTTTGGTTGACGGTTTGTATTTAACAAAGATTTATAAGTAAATTCCAAAAATTTAAATTGAAACATTTCAAAGTCAAGAAACTTACAGACTTTTCAAGTAATCCAGATCTATCTCTTCAACTGTTTTATTTTTCATTGGAAAAAACGTTGGTTTTCCCTTACCTTGCTTCTTCATAATGTACATACCACGTGTGCCGTTACGAATAGACCAAGTTTCATCGAATTCCTTGACAATTTTGCTTGAGGTTTCCTCAAGTTTCTGTCGAATTTCTTCTGAGGTTGTTGGTTCTTTGTCAAAATTTACAGTTTTTCCGTCTGACGACACATAGTAACCATACTTGGACACCTTTATTTCGTAGGTTCCAAGTTTTTTGGGAAACTTCATAAGATTTAAAGCGTCTTTTGTCGTCAAACCTTTTGTCATTTTTGTTGGGATCGACTGAAATTTTGTTTCGCCATTTGAATCTCTTCGAAGACACAATCCATAGCGAGTCTTCACAAGACCTATTTTTACCTGGCTTTCATCGTGGAATAATTTGATATAATTGACCGAATCATTCTTTTCGATTTTTATAGAACTTGTTTCATGAGTCATGTTTGTGTGGAAGTCTTTGATGACTTTTTCCCAATCCAAGTCTCCATCTGCCACCAAATCAAGATTCTCTTCCAAATCTGCTGTTAATTTTGACGATGTTGTTTGTTTTAGATTCGACTCGAAAAAGTCTGTAACTTTCTTACCGAGTTCTGTCAAAATCAAACAGTTTTTCTGACCTCCTTTTTTCTGTATTGTTTTTGAAGAAGAAACCTGTGAGTCTTGTAACACAATTTTGCGATTCTCTATGATTTTTGTTTCATTTGTTTCAATTGACACATACATCCGATCCTGCAGTTTGTCTAAAATTGAAGCATATGTTGAAGGTCTTCCAATACCCTCCACCTCCATCATTTTTACCGCTGTCGACAGATTATAAGGAGGCTTCGTATCTTTGACGTATTCCTCAATAGAAACTTCCTTAAAGTCTAAGTCATCGTTGATAGGTGCATTGAATTTTTTATCGTTGTAAATCGAATTTGACAATATTTTGAATCCGTCGAAGGTTGTGTGTTTCGTCGAAATTTCCCATAAATCATCATTGGTTTTGAGTCTCGTAATTTCTTCATCGAATTTATGAGGAGACATTTGTGAAGCTAGAGTTCGATTGACTATCAAATTGTATAGCTTTAGGAGCGGGGCCGAGCTTGGAACCCTAGATAGATTCGTTGGACGAATGGCTTCGTGTGCGTTCTGTGACTTACCTTTATTTGAAAATTGGCGAGTTTTTGAATAATTTTCTCCATATTTTTCAGAGATGTGACTTTTTGCTTGACTTAGAAAAGAATTTGATAAGAATACGCTATCCGTTCTCATGTAAGTAATGAGACCTTGTTCGTAGAGTTTCTGTGCGATTGACATTGTGTTTTTTGGAGTCATTCCTAATGTATTATAGGCTGATTGCTGAAGCGATGATGTCGAAAAGGGAGGTGGTGGATTTTCTTGCCTTTCTTTTGTTTCTCTTGAAATCACTTTGAACTTATGGATAGTTTTCAGCCATTTCTCAAGATTCTTCTCTGTAAAGTTGCTCTTCAATGTTGCTGTAAAATTATCAATATCTGCTAAAATCTTTAAGGATTTTCCAAGATCTTCATCTTGCATTTTTTGCCGCTTGTAAATCTCTAATAAAGCAGGTGACTGAACTCTTCCTGCAGACAGTCCGAATGTTCCTATGAATTTTGATACGATTGGAGAAATAGTAAAACCATAAACCAAATCAAGAACGGCCCTGGCTTTTTGTGCATTCACGATATTCATATCAATTTTGCTAGGGTTTTCTATAGCCTTTTTCAATGCCTTCTCTGTAATTTCATTGAATATTATTCGGTCTGTTTTAGATGGATCAAGATTGAGAATCTCACAAATGTTCAATCCGATCATTTCTCCCTCGCGGTCGTTATCGGACGCAATGATGATTTTATCGTATTTCTTTGCCTTTTCCTTGAGATTTTTTATGACTTTTGATTTGTCTCTAATTGTGATGTACTCCGGCTTTAAAACAGAGACGTCGAACCACTTCAACGTGGGAGAAAGCGTTTTCAAGTGGCCTAAGGATGCGGTTACATCACAGCCTGTTAATTTCTTGATTTTATCGATTTTCCCCTTCGATTCGACGACCAAAAGAGTCTTCATTTTTAGATATATAGATCTTTATCTTTATATGAATTTAGAAACTGTAGAGATTTTTATATACATCATATATAATGGATCTCGAACGTTGCCGAGAGCTCAACACAAAACCCATCAATGAAAATGGAAATTTTATTTCAGTCCTTATAAAACGAGATTACAGATTCAAGAACAATTGGTGTTTTTACAATGCGATCCAATTGGCGAAAAAATACAACAAACCTATCGCTGTGTTTGTATTTGTTCCAAATACTTTAAGAGATGGAAAGCATCCTTCGAAATACGCTCCGTTTTTCCCTAATCAAAGGCATCACCATCTCTTTAAAAATGTCATTACAAATTTTGCCGGTGAACTTGCGAAATCCAACATTTCCATACAAGTTCTTCGTGGTTCTTCCCCTCATGATGCAATGAAAAATGTTTTGAAAGATTCTGTAGTGCTCCTTACAGATTTCAAACCAATCAAGAATTTCAAAGCAATCGATAATGATTTGATGAAAAATTCAACTGTTAAGATGATTCAAACTGATGCACATAATGTCATTCCGGCTTGGGTTGTGTCGGACAAGCCAGAGTATTCCGCGCATACGTTTAGACTGAAGGCTCAAAAACTACAAACGCAGTATTTAACAAAGATTCCAAATTACACCAATTTTAGACAAAAATTTGCGATGAAGTCTGTTTTGAATTTGAGCGAACGATATTTCGACTTACATAAGGACGTTTCTATAATAGACCTCAAAATGACTTATGTAGAAGGATATGGCAAATTCAAACTATTTGCGGAAAAAAAGTTGAAAGCCTATTCTGAGAGTCGGAACGATCCGACGAATGATGTACTTTCAAAGATGTCTACTTACGTGAATTGGGGTGTGCTGAGTGCTCAAGATCTCATATATAAGGTGAACAAGCTTCGCAAGAATGACAATGTCAAAATTTATATGGATGAATTATGGATTCGACGTGAAGTTTCTGACAATTTTGTGAATTTCAAGAAGGATTATGAGAAGACAAGTAGTGGTTGGAATTGGATGCAAGAGTTGATGAAGAAAGAGAAGTATACTACACGTTATTCTTTACAAGAGCTTGAAGATGCCAAAACAGATGATGATCTTTGGAATTCATCGATGTGTGAATGGAAAAATACCGGAATCATGCACGGATATATGCGTATGTTTTGGTGTAAACAAATCGGCGTGTGGAATGCGTCAAAACAAAGGGCAATGGACATATCAAATTATCTCAATGACAAGTACTCTCTTGATGGTTTCGACAGTGGAGGGTATACAGGGGTTGCGTGGTGTCTTTTGGGAGTTCACGATAGACCGTTTTATGGGCGTTTGCGCCCGATGACATTGAACTCGCAAAGAAAACAGTTAAAGTCGTATACAGAGAAGCACAAGTGTTGAAAAAATATATGTGTATAATGTAATGAATAATTGTTATACTTATGAAACTTTGAATTATAAGCAAGGATTATTTGATGAATCCGTAGATGTAACTTATATCATAACAATGGAAGATTCAATAGAAAGACATGCCCATATACGTAATGAGTTAAAGAAACATCAGCCTACATCACAAGTCATAATCGTTTATAACAAAGGATATAAGAAATGTGCTAAAAGTTATCATTGTGGAGAAGTCGATATAAGCTATAAGGATCTGACTCACGCAGTGATGCATATTTTTGATATTTCCAAAGACATGCGTAACATCTTAATATTAGAAGATGATTTCATTTTTAATCATGATATAGCAAAAAAAGATATAGATGATGTGACTGATTTCCTAGGAAAGAATAAACCCGATTTGTATTCTCTAGGTTCGGTTCAATTTATTGTAAATCCGGTATCGCTAACTCATAGGAAATTATTAGCGAAGTTGGGAACACATGCCATGATATATTCGAAAAATGGTAGAGAGAACTTGAGAAAGAGATTCAGAAATTGTTCAAATATTTCACATGATATTGATATATTAACGTCTTATCCAAGTGAATGCTATGGATACCATAAAAATGTTTATGCGCAAATCTTTTCAGAAACAGAGAACAGGAGCAATTGGGGAAAGGGTCTAAATTATGTTCCGATCTTTATAATTAAAGCATATATAGGTTTCGTTATTGTAATATCGTCTTTGTTCGGACTTGATAAAGAAGAAAACATCCATAAAAAATATGATAATTTAAACAAGTCTCTGCTTTTACTGAATATAATCGTTCTCATATTTATCACATATCTCGTTGTAAAAATCATCAAAAGACTGAAAGTAATAAGATAGTAAATCTTTCAGTTAAGTTTGGTATTGCTTGAAAATTGCCAGACAAACGTTTACATACAGCTTCTGTCTATCTTGAAAAAGTAGAGTAAGAAAACAATCGTGACAACGATGATTGCGGTACAGGATTTCTTGTAGATAGACAGTGCTATGAGTATAACGTAGAAGAATAAAAAAGAAGTTACAAAGAATTGTCCGAGCTCAAAACACATGCGATATAATCTTTTTATTGCGATTGTTCCTGGATATGAAACAAAAATGACATTTGGCTCTATGTTTGATTTGTTTCTTTCAAATGGAGAAACGTTATGAAATATTTCATATTCTGTATCTATAGATATGAAATCAAAGTGTCTACATGATTTGTTTGCATTTCTTTGATCGTCTTTACAAGTTTGTGACAAAGTATACTTGTAAAATGGTTTCAAATATTTTACATAACCCATATACATTCCAGAGTTGAGAATAACATTGTTTTTACAAGGTGTGAAGACCTTGGACTGCATTTTTAATGAGATTCCCTGGTTCTCTAAATCCTTGGAAAATAACAATTTAGCATTCTTCTCTTGAAACTTTTGAATAGCGTTGGAAGGATGTCTCACAATATTACTGTCAAATCCATCTAAGAAGATGATGATTTTGTTATCATCCATTGATTGTATATGTTCATACATCAATTCGTATTTCATTCTGAACCCTGTCCACTTTTTACCCATACCTAGAACTGTTACTGGGATTTTTAACTCGTTGTTGATCAATTCGTCCAATTTGCCTTCGTTATGAGTGGCGACGGTCACGATTTCATACATGATATGCTATTGTATTATATATAGTAAATATTTTTACATACAGCTTCTGTCTATCTTGGAAAAATAGTTTAAGAAAACAATCGTGACAACGATTATTGCGGTATAGGATTTCATATAAACGCACAGTGCCATGAGAATTAAGAAACGTAAAAACATCTTTTTCAGCTTGAATTGACCGTATTCATATAATGCACGAATGCTTTTATATATTGAAGGGACTGCACCAGGATATGATACAAATACTGCATTTGGATTCAACTTTTGATTCGGCAGGAAGAGAAGTTGGTTGTTTTGAAATATTTCAGATGTTGTATCAATAGATATAAAATCAAAGTGTTTGCATGACTGATTCGCTGTTCTTTGATCATCTTTACAAGTTTGCGACAAATTGTACTTGTAAAATGGTTTCAAATATTTTACATATCCCATATACATTCCAGCGTTAAGAGTAATGTTGTCTTTACAAGTTCCGAATGTATGCACATCTGTGATGTTATCCTTGGAGAATAACAATTTGTAGTTCTTTTCTTTAAACTTTTGAATTGCGTTAGAAGGATGTCTCACAATATTACTGTCAAATCCATCTAAATAGATTATGATTTTGTTATCATCCATTGATTGTATATGTTCATATATCAATTCGGATTTCATTCTGAATCCTGTCCACTTTTTACCCATACCTAGAACTGTTACTGGGATATTTAACTTGTTGTTGATCAATTCGTCCAATTTGCCTTCTTTATGAGTGGCGACGGTTACAATTTCGTACATGATGTATTATTATTGTATATATATAGTAGATATTTTTACATACAGCTTCTGTCTATCTTTGAAAAATAGTTTAAGAAACCAATCGTGATAACGATGATTGCGGTATAACAGTTCTTGTAAATAGACAGTGCCATGAGAATTAAGAAAAGTAAAAACATCTTTTTCAGCTCGAATTGACCGTATTCATATAATGCACGAACACCCCTATTTATTGAAGGGACTGCACCAGGATATGATACAAAAATGGCTGTCGATTCTTCTTTTTTAAATTTAACGTTGGCTTCAAAAATATTTTTAAGTATGTCAGACTCTGTATCAATAGATATAAAGTCAAAGCGTTTACATGACTGATTCGCTGTTCGTTGATCATCTTTACAAGTCTGAGATAAGTTATATCTGTAGAATGGTTTCAAGTATTTAACGTAGCCAATGTACATTCCAGAATTAATGCTCTGGTTGTCTCTACAATTTGTAAAATATCGTTTTACTAACTCTTTTTTCTTGTCATTTTCCGATGAAAATAACAATTTGTAGTTCTTCTCTTTAAACTTTTGAATCGCGTTGGAAGGATCTCCCACAATATTACTGTCAAATCCATCTAAGAAAATGATGATTTTGTTATCATCCATTGATTGTATATGTTCATACATCAATTCGTATTTCATTCTGAATCCTGTCCACTTTTTACCCATACCTAGAACTGTTACTGGGATGTTTAACTCGTTGTTGATCAATTCGTCCAATTTGCCTTGGTTGTGTGTGGCTACAGTCACGACTTCATACATGATGTGTTATTGTATTATACATAGTACATATTTTAAATCAAAACGTTCATTCGAATGTGATTGACAAAACAGAAAATTTTAAAATCTTAGAGTATTTTGTTGATAAACCCAATATTAACAATAAACATACATACGATAAAATTAAACGTTCCAGTTCCAAAATATCTGGATTTGTTTATATACTTTTTGTTCGGACACAATCCATTCAACACACTTAAAGTATCTGTTTTCCGAGTGTTAGAATTTTTTTCTTGACAATCCAATTGAATAAAAGACAAATATGTCAGGAATATTAGACAAAATGAAAATAAAGCTTTCGTCTTCACCTTGATTTTCAACACAAGTATTACGGCAATTAGAGCAATAATCTTCACTGAGTCTGATATATGGTCGTAATAATCTCCAAAATCTGTCACCATATTGTTTGATCTCGCAAAATTACCGTCTAAACAATCTAAAAAGTATCCAAAGAAAAAAAGGATTCCCCCAATCATGTAAAATCCATTGAATATTTTGTATACAGCATACAAAGAAACTATAAGCGACAACGATGTTATGACATTTGGTGACATGTATGGAATATGCTTTATTGCTTGTCCAACGTGATATGATATGTCTATCAAAATATTATCTATCGGATTTTCCATAGACCGATCTATTTTCCTTCCATCCATGATTCGATTTTGCGTATACTTATTATAAACGGAGAAAATCTTTTTTCATACATTCTGATATTCTGAAAAATTTGTATATGTGTATCTGAAAAATTATATATGTATAATTATAGATGGCTAAAGCAAAAATACCGAAAATATTGAAGAGTGACAAACGTATTTATATTCTGGCTGCTGTATGTGTAATTGTGGTTGCATCCGTTGTGTTTGGAAGGGGACAGGTTTCTCGTGAGAATCTTGTTTCAGAATGTGCTGGGACTCTCGTGGACCTATGTGGCACGACTTCGGAGGGTGGTGTCAGAGGTCAAGATTCTTGCAGCAATTCCTATAAAAATAATCCAGAAAAGGGTGGAGCTTATCAATGCGATTGGCGTAGTAATAAATGCAAGTTCATATCGGGTGTAAAAGGAGACAGTGGTGGCTTGAAATGCACGATGCCATCGGAACCTTCTAAGGAAGATCCATCATCATCTTCGTCGGATAATGACGGGTCTGATTCTCAAGATAACACAATGCTAATCGTTAGTATTTTAGTTGGTTCCGTGATATTACTGGGTGGTGGATACTGGGTGTCCACGCAATACTAGATTCTAGATTTTTTATATGTCATAATTATAAATACAACATATGTCAGCTTACAATGATATGCTAAACATTATAATGTCTAGACAGACGGGACTCCTATTCGTTGCATTTGTATTAGTTGCGGTTGCTATTACCCTGTTAGCAAATCGTTCTGAAAAGGAAGGTTTGACTGTTAAGACCCCCCCAGCAGTCTATAAAATTGATAGGAACTGGTGTAATTCATGTTCAACAGAAGCAGAAACTGGGCACGAAATATGCACGGCAGTTGCTTGTCCTCCTAGATACTTAAAAACAAAATCCGATTTAAACCCCTACGATTTATGTGGGACAAATCAAATAATAGATATTGTAAATCAGAACTGTATTGAACGAAATATTTCTACTAAAAATAATAAATTAAGGATAAAAGATTCCGAAGATAAGCCTATATGGGAATTAAAACGTAATGGTGATATTAAACTTCTTCAAAAAGATGATCGCAAGAAATATGGCACAATCATAGACAAACAAGAGGTCATGAAAGCAATGAAGAATAGTTATGAAAAGATATTCAAAGAAAAATATGGGTCGTCCGAAGATCCTATCGTCGAAGATCCTGTCGTCGAAGATCCTGTCGTTGAAGAGCCTATTGTCGAAGATCCTGTCGTCGAAGATCCTGTCGTCGAAGATCCTGTCGATGACGAGGATGAAGATGACGAGGATGATGAGGATGATACTAACGTATTTCTTATGGCTTCTATTGTCATTGGTTCGCTAGCTGCGCTCGTAGGCGGCGGATACTATATTAAGAAAAGTCGCACAGCAGTATATATATAAAAAAACGCATATGTAGTCAAAAGGTCAATATCATAGAAATAAAATATATTACTATTATATAAATGAAGATCAAAGCATTAAAAAATACGACCAAAACACTTAAGAACTTGAGTGATGATCAAATGCTCGTTGGAGTACTTGTCATTGTATCTGTAATATATGTAACACTAGTTGTAAAATCTGATAACTCGAACGATAGACTATTGAATTTCTATTCGAGCCCATCAGGTATTCTCTTTGGGACATTACTGATTGTCGTTGCTCTAGCGGTTAATCATGCTTCCATCAAAAAGATGGTTCCCATTCTTGGAAAATACAGCAAGAAGACTGCCATTCTTTCAGGATTTGTTGTATTTTTCAATATATTTTCTCTTATTTATGCTGGTAAGGTAAGAGAAGATTTACTCATTCCATCTGGTGGAGAATTGAAATACGTCGATGATGAGGATGGCAGAGTCGTAAAGAAGAAGTTCCAATTCACGAATGCGGATGATGTGGATTTTGATGATGGAGAGTCCGGTGACAGCGGCGGCGGTGGCGGCGGCGGTGGCGACAGCGACGATGATATATGTGAAGAAGACATGACCAAAAAGGATATCAAGACAGAAATTAAAAAATTAAGGGTCGAGGCGAAAATTGCGACAGGTGAACGCAAAGAAGAAGTCAAGAGACAACTCAAAATATGTAAAAATCTTAGAGACGGTAGAGACGGTGGCGGCGGCGGTGGCGGCACCACCGGCGGCAACAGCGGCGGTGGCGGCAGCGACGATGATAAATGTGAAGAAGGCATGAACAAAAAAAAGATCAAGAACAAAATTAAAAAATTAAGGGTCGAGGCGAAAATTGCGACAGGTGAACGCAAAGAAGAAGTCAAGAGACAACTCAAAATATGTAAAAATCTTAGAGACGGTGGCGGCGGCGGTGGCGGCACCACCGGCGGCAACAGCGGCGGTGGCGGCAGCGACGATGATAAATGTGAAGAAGACATGACCAAAAAGGAGATCAAGACAGAAATTAAAAAATTAAGTGTCGAGGCTAAAACTGCGACAGGTGAACGCAAAGAAGAAGTCAAGAGACAACTCAAAATATGTAGAAATCTTAGAGACGGCGGCAACAGCGACGATGGCGGCAGCGACGATGATATATGTGAAGAAGGCATGACCAAAAAGCAGATCAAGAAAATAAAGAAAAAATTAAAGCTCGAGAAGAAAATTGCGACAGGTGAACGCAAAGAAGAAGTCAAGAGACAAATCAAAATATGTAGAAATCTGCAAAGAGGTGAAGGTTTTGAGAATTACGTCAATGGTGAAAATGAAGATGAGGACTTAAACGTGGTTGAGAAAAAACTATCTAATTCTTGTAGAAAAGTTGTAGTCGATCCTGACACTACGAATATATCTGGTGCGGACTTAGGTGGCGATTTGTTCGATCTTGCTGATTTCGAGAAAAAGGTCATTGTTTAGAGTGTTATAGATAGTTTTGGAAAGATATCCAGTGCGTATAATTCATACAACATTAAACGTGTCGTTTGAGACATAGAAACACGAATAATTGAAGAATGTTCACAGCATTTGAAATTGGGTTCTAGCCAGCCACAAGATTGACACACGGATATTTTCATAGTATCATAAGAAAATCTTTCATTCAATATATCATTGCTATTTCGAGCAATAATCGAGTCGCGTTCCATTTCTCCTATTCGTAATGCACCGTTTCTCGAACATTTTAATGGTTGACCAGTCAATTCATCATAAAAACCTTTGCTTCGCGCTCTACATTTCTTATGTGAAAAATGATTCAGTGCCATATAAAATACAGACCCAAAGAAAATCTTATTGTCTATTTGCATTCCTGTTTTTCCACACCAGAAATACTCTTTCCCTTGATTGTTATGAAAGTCAAAAACAACTGTATCAATATCTCGAACAAGAGTTCCTGCTATGATAGCCTTTTTCCCAAAGAACGATTCCAAAAGCTGAGAGATTGTCATCCGTGACGGCAAATGCGCGGGATTGATGATGATGTCTGGCTTTTCTCCATATCGATTATAGGGTAAATCACACGACTTCACTACACATCCAATCACACCCTTTTGTCCAGACCGAGTTGATAGTTTATCACCTATTGTTGCGGAATGAATGTGTGTTTGCTTCCACCGAATTTCATTTCTAGTTGAATTGATATGAGTTATTCTAATACTTGACGACATTTCATTGCGAATCAATGTTGATTTATCATTTTCATCTATTTTCTTTAGTGAAATATCATGTCTTTTCACAATATCATAATTAGAAGGAATCATTTCAAATCGTTCTTTAGATTTCTTATTCAGTTTGAAATTCTTTGTATGCAAAGTGTGAAATCCACCAGATGAAATAAAATCAGCGTTAATCACAATTGCATCTTCAATATTCAATCCAAAATAGCTCGAAACTGCTACAAATACGTTCTGACCATTCATGATACACGCGTCTGTATTATTTGACTGAACAATTGGCATTTGAGGATACGCGATTCTGACTGATTGTCTGACATGTGTTGTCGCATATGAAATACGTATCGGTGGAAGATGCCTTTTGAATACAATCTGTTTTGCCGTGAACCCGTGTTCAAATTTTGATGTTGGAATGACCCGTCCACCATTCGAATAAACCCATATATTGTTTTGTTGTTTCATATGATGATGACGAACCTGTCCATTGAAAATTTTGTTTTTATTATTTTCGATATTTTCAAAATTGTCAATTTCAAATTCCAATATCTTTACGCCTGAAACTAGATCCGAGGTCAATCCGATTGATTCTCCTTCTGTAGAACGATACGGACAATATACACCAAAATGACTATTATGAATTTCGCGCTTTTCATAGTTGCAAGAATGATTTGTAGATCCTCGAATCACTCTCGTAGCATGTGACATGTATTCAAAATAATTCTTTCGATCCACATATTGGCCATTTGAATGAATGCGCTTTATCATTATATTCATAATCTTCGGGTTGTCAATCATTTCACAAATACTTCCAATGAAAAATTCTGTAGATATGATTCTTTTGTTTGAAATATCGTTGACATCAGTATCGTCTTCATCTGAAAGTAGTGTGTCAATCATCATACACAAATAATGCATCTTGTCGTCGGGATCCTCTAAATGTTGTAAAAACGTGGATGAGAAGTTCTTCACATCTTTTTCATCTTTCAATTCTTTGAAGAGAATTTTGAAAGAATCATTACTTTCGAAATGTTTGAACAGAATCGCATCATCGATTCCAAGAAGTTCAAGATATTTTTTTAAAGAGAATTTCATGTCACCATACTTTTGTTCTACACATAAGATGTTCTTATTCACAAACAGTCGCAATCTGCCCGAATACATTGTCCAAGGTTTGTTGATCAACGATGTCCAACACTCGACATGTTTCGAATTCTTGTATATCATATTTTCAATTGAAATCTCTTTGAAAGGCCATATATAAGATTGGCCATTGATGATGAAATAACCATGTCTTGTCATTCCGCAAATTTGTGTAACTTTCTTGTTTTTCAGATTGATGACATCGAGGGTGAAGGTTTTAAAGTGTTCAATACATTTTTTCATTTTACTTTCTTCCTCATCTTTTGATAAAAAAATAACCTGATACTTTTCAGGAAGCCATAATTTTATGGAATTGCAGTATATTTTAAAATGTGTCTTTTCATTTATCATTTCAAGAGTGGTTTTTGTTTTATTTTTGTTTTGTGTTTTGTTTTGTTTTGTGTTTTGTTTTGTTTTGTTTTGTTGACAAAAAAAACCTTAGCGTCTTTTCATTTTATTTATCACACCATCAAGCTTCGAAGAACCACAAATTTGCCGATTGGCATTGTCTTCTCTCCTTGAGCGTGTCTTTTATAGGCACGCATGATACTCACGTAAGAACCATACCGGTTAAACAGAGATTCTTGAAGATCCTTACGCATCATTTTGACAATACGCTTGGAGTCAATATATTCCTTTTTTTCTGTTAGTTCGCGTTGTAATATGCGTGAATTAAAGTAATACGATTGTATCAATTCAGAAATGACTTCTGGAACTTTCTCTTTCAATAAATTTACTTTATGACAAATCATGACTTTCTTGGTTTTGTTTGGTATATTAGTATAATTTTGAGTGTTTTTCTAACCCATTTTAATTTTTTACATATCTTTTTCAAAGTTTTTTTTGTTTTCTATCTTAAACATATAAAAGTATCTCGACATGTAGTAATAATAATAACATAGAAGCCAATGGAAGCAGATACAAAGAAAGTACAAAAAAACCGCTTTATAGAAAGAAAGCAAGCAAATGCTGGAAAAAGAGAATATGTTGTTAAAACCAGTCTTGCTGGTAAAATCAAAGAACCTTTTCTTCGTGGAGAGATTGACAAGTGGGTATTGACTGTATCTAAGATTACCAACAAAGGCAGTCTT